ATGACACCTACACTTATTGTTTACTAGATGATGTAACTGTATCAGTTGACCAAAACAATGGTATAGCAAGTTTTACCAAGGTTATTATTCATCAGGGTAATTTACTTAGATTTACATACACAGTTGATGACACTAAAAAGCAAGAGTTTGTAATACCTGCTGAATCAGTCGATACTGAACTTTTGACTGTTTCTGTTAAACCTTCAGAACAGTCTGTAGAGCTTGATGAGTATTCATTGTCTACAAACGTGGTAGATTTAACATCTACATCAAGAAACTACTTCCTAGAGGAGACTGAAGACCTTAGATACAAGGTAATCTTCGGTGATGGGGTTCTAGGACGTAAATTGATTGATAATGAGTTCATTATATTAGAGTATGTAAGTACTGCAGGAACCGAAGCAAACGGATGTACTAAGTTCTCCTTTATTGGACAAGCAGTAGACTCCCAAGGTCGTGCTATACCTCCTTCTAGCATGTCTCTAGCGACCATAGACAGCAGTCAAGATGGTACTGACAGGGAATCAGCGTTGGCAGTCAAATTCCGTGCTCCTAGGCAGTTCTCAACGCAGTCTAGGGCAGTTACAGAAGACGATTATGCTTATATCGTTTCTACTCTGTATCCTCAAGCAGCAGCAGTTACCGCATATGGTGGTGAGAAGTTAAATCCTCCTATTTACGGTAAGGTTTATATTGCTGTTAGGTCAAAATCAGGTGTTAACCTTAATACTACCACAAAGGTTCGTATTAAGAACCAATTACTGAAGTATTCGATGGCATCTATCGAACCAGTAATCGTTGACCCAAGAATATTCTATATTACACCTAAAGTTTATCCTTTCTATAACGGTAACGAAACTTCTAGATCGTCAAATGAACTAGGTACTGAAATTCTCAAGTCTATTGACCAGTATAACGGTCAGAATCGTGAAAATAGGTTTAACAATAGATTAGAGAAATCTAAATTTAACTCAATGGTTGATGCTTCAGACGATGCTATTTCTGGAACCAGTACTCAACTTACTATGGGTCAAAATTTAGACCAATTTACATTTGGAAACGTATTTACCCAATGTTTAGACTTTGGTAACCCAATTACGAACCCAAGTGACTTAGGTGGAAACGATGCAGGAGACTCCACATGCCCTCCTAAGTATAGTGCAGTTAAATCTGGTAAGTTCTACGCTACAGGGTACACAGAGAACCTTGCAGACCTCTTAGCGGACGGATCTACTGCAGGTGGTGGTACCGCTTCGTCAGATGCATCAGAAGCAGTATATGCCTCAGGTACTAGAACAACTGAAGTGTTAGTACCAGTTAATATTCGTGATGATGGAAAAGGAAATCTTCTATTAGTTGCCACTCGTAACGAAAAAGAAGTAATTCTTAATAACAGCATAGGAACCGTTGATTATCAAAACGGTATAGTTTGTGTAGGACCTTTAGATGTTGCTGATACATCTGATGGCACTCCAAGAATTCCTGTTGTTGTATACCCAGACTCAGATTCGATTACAATTCCACCAGGAGTTGATCCTACAATCTTTAACCCTGAAGTTTACCCAATTGATTTCATTACTAACCCAACAACTGTTCCAACATTTGATCCTAATAACTTTGGTGGATGGAACTACGGTGGAACCCCAATAAATATCATCAGTTACCCAATCGATGCTTTCGAGTATCCAGAAGTCGAATCCTGTTTCTAATTAGATGCAAACTCTAAGTTCTGTTAATATATCTGATAGAGTCGAAGGTCAGTTACCTGACTTTATCAAACACGAAGACGAGCAATTTGTCTCGTTTCTTTTTGAGTACTATAAATCTCAAGAGAAGACAGGTCGTCCGTACGACTTATTAAACAATATATTAGATTACCTTGACATTGACCAATATGATCAAAAAGTGCTCGCATCTAGCACTACTTTGATTAAGGACGTTGATGCTACAAATAGTTTAATAGAAGTTGAGTCAATTGATGGATTCATGGATCGTGATGGATCTGTGATGATTGATAATGAGGTAATTTACTACCAAAATACGGTTCGTGGTCCTGATGCTATTCTAACTCCAGGATTATCACTAGAAGAATTTAATAAGAAGAGACAAGAACTAGAAAGTCCATTTTTAGACTTTGATGATGTCACTACAACCTTTCCACTCAAGTTCTTAGGTACTCCAGTCTCACCTGTCTCAGCAGAGCACTTAGCAGTCATAGTCTACAATCAGAGTATGATCCCTAATGTGGATTATACGATTAGTGGTACTAATATTACCTTTACTACTGCTCCTAGAACTAGAATCGGTACTGATGTAGTTGGTTCTACTAGAATCCTTTATTACATTGGTTTTGCTGATTCTGTAATTAAAGAATTGGTCTTCCCTGCTGTTGCTGATCTAGCAGGTCAAGATTCTATGACCATTAGTTATGATAATCTTCCATATTCTCCAATTTCAGAGATTGGTCTTATCATTAACCGTAATGGTCTTCTATTAAGACCATATATTGACTATGTGTTGACTGATAACAACACTAGAATCAAATATTTTGTAAATATCACTCCACAGGATGTTTTTCATATTCGTTCTATCGAATATGTTTCACCTTCTGTTGGATCAGGTGCTAAAGCGGTTACTCGTGTTGGTCTAAATGGTCAAATCGAAGAAATTCAGGTCAAAGATGGTGGTAAGAGATATGAACTAAATTTTGCACCTAAAGTTACCGTTACATCAGTAGGTACAGGTGAAGGTGCTGCTGCAAGAACCCTAGTCGCAGGTATTAAGGACATTCAGTTGATCAACGGTGGTCAAGGTTACACTTCTTATAACCCTCCTAAGGTTAAAATCACTGAACCTAGTGATATGACCAATGGTTCAGGTGCAAAAGCAGAAATCACTGTTAATGATACAACTGGACAAGTAGATAGTATAAAAGTTACAAATTCTGGTTCAGGCTACGATTTTATACCCGCTATTTCCTTTGTTAACCCAAGTGGTGCTATAATAAGTGACCCAACTATTGACTCGGAGGGACGTTTAAATGCTGGATCTATTAGTATTACTGATGGTGGTATCGGCTATAGTAATCCTCCTGTCATCTACATCGACAAAGCCCCTACTGATGGCGTTGACGCTGTTGCTGAGTGTACTGTTTCTCCAGATGGCGAAATTGTTGCTGTTACTATTACAAACAGAGGAAGGGGTTACCTCACTCCACCAAGAGCTAGAGTTGTACAACCAATTGGTGCACAGGTTCTTGATGTAACCGTAGCAAATGGAAGTGTTACTAACATTAATCTATTAACTGGTGGTACTGGTTATACTGATGCACCTTCTGTATACATTGTAGATGATCGTAAAGGATCACTAGGAGAAGCAATTGGTGGTACTGGTGCTGAAGCAGCAGCAACCGTCTTTAATGGTGTTATTACAGATATTAATATTATAAACTTTGGTACAGGTTACTCTACAACTGAACCTCCCACAGTTTACATCGCAGAACCCTTGGCAGCACAGGCATCTTGCGACGTTGGATTTGGAGAAGTAACTGGATTTAGTATTTTATCTACTGGTAAGGAATATCAACCATCTTCATTACAAGGATGTGCTAGAGGTGTATCTGAAATTGTTGATTTTGATAAATTTGGTAATCAGATCTTTGCTAAGGAGGAACAACTAAGGCAAAGTGACCATGCAACTGGTGCAGTTGTACATAACCTTGATGCACAGATTATTACACAGGTATTTGACAAGTTCCGTCGTCAATATATGCCTACAATCAATATTGACTACACTCAAGTCAATCCGATTCAGGTAATTAAGACAATTAAGGACTTCTACCTTTCTAAAGGTACGAAAACTGCTGCTCAATACCTCTTTAAGATTCTATTTGGTGAAGAAGTTGATATATTCTATCCTAGAGATGAATTAATCAAACCTTCTGATGCTTCTTGGGTTGTTGACACCATTTTGCGTGCAAAATTGATTTCTGGTGATCCTGCAGATTTAGGAAATGCTCAATTAGTCCAATATGCAGATCCTGTTGACCAAAACATCAAAGATGCTAACGTTTTGATCGAAAACGTCATTTCTATTATTGAGGGAACTGACGTAATCTATGAATTAGCAATATCTGAAGAAACACTCACTGGTGAGTTTAAGATTCCTTATAAAACCAACCTTGTAGAACCATTATCAACTACAGGTAACATAATTACGGTTGATAGTACGATTGGGTGGCCAGAAAAGAACGGTACTATCATTATTGATGATGAAGAGACTGTTCAGTACAAAGAAAAGTCACTAAACCAGTTTATTGAGTGTACTAGGTCTCAAAATGGTGTTGTAGAGGATTGGGATCCTGGTACAATCATTCATTCTGATATTTTTGTCTATGTTAACCGTGGATTGTCAACTGAAGTCAAGTTAAGAGTACTTGGTATTGCTGAAGCGGGTACTACTGAATTAGAAGACAGTGGATCTTACTATTTGCCTGGAGATAAGTTAAATGTTGCTGCTCTAGGTTCATCTGGTGAAGATGAGAGACTCCAATCATGGCTATACAACGTTAAGAAGCTAATTAGCGTTACTTCCATCAATCCTGGTGGTCTTAACAACCAAACTGCTACTGTTGTCTGCTCTAACCCACATGGTTTGCTTGTAGAAGACCAAGTTACCATTTATGGTGCAAACCCTGCTGTTTATAATGGTACTTTTGAGGTTACTGCTCGTTTAGACGACTTTACCTTCTCATACAGCATTCCTACCCCAATGGACATTGTTCCACAGGGTAATATACTTCTTTCTGTTGACCTTAATAGAGGAAAGTCAACTGAAACCACTATTGATGAAGTAATTTCGTTATTTACCTCTAATATACAGAACGCATTCTTTAATACTAACTACGTTTACGTTGCAGCGTCTGGATTGCCCAACTATAAGGTAGGTCCTTTCCAAGGGTCTGCAATGATTCCAGGAAACCAAAGAAAACTACTTCGTTTCCCTAGAATTGTCGAAACTATCTCTACAAGAACAGAAGTTGGTGCAAACTATCCAATTGGTGCTTGGGTTAACGGTGTTTCTGCTTGGTCTTACAAATCTAGTGAATTTGTTACCTTTGGTCCTTTAACTACTGTTAATATCACTAATGAAGGTGTAGATTATGATGCAGGATCAAGACCTACCTTAGAAATCACTGGTGGTGGCGGTACAGGTGCTGCAGCGACTGTAACTGTTAATGGATCACTAGATTCAGTCGAAGTTACTGCAGAAGGTACTGGATATACTGAACAACCACTAATTTCTATCGTTGGAGGTGGTGGTAGCGGTGCAACTGCTCAAGCGGTTGTTACTAATGGTAGAGTAACAAGAATTCTTGTAGAAAACCCAGGTGTCGGATATACCTCACAACCAACTATATCAATTACTGGTGGAAAAGGTTCTGGAGCACTTGCAACTGCTTCTGTAAGAGGTCCAATCAGTGCAGTTACATTATCTAACCCAGGTGTCGGATATACCTCTACACCAACTATAAAACTTAATTCTGGTGAAGGAGCACTAGCACAACCTATCGTTATTAACGGTAGAATCGTATCTATCGCTATTATTAACTCTGGTGATGCTTATACTTCAGCACCTAAGGTTTATGTCAATGGTGATGGATTTGGTGCTCAAGCAACTGCTGTTATTGGTACTTTAGGAGAAGATAAGGGTAAAGTTATCTCAGTATCCATTACTAACAAGGGTGTTGGATATACACAAGGAATGACAACTGTTAGATTAGAAGCAGTTGGTCAATTAGCAACATTTACTGCAGATGTCTTCCAGTGGAACAAAAATATAGAATATCAGTTAGATCCTGATCCTGCTAACCCTACAGCACAAAATACTGATGGATCTCTTAAGAGAAAGTATGATATAGCAAGAGGATACGTCTTTACTGGTTTTAATAACCAATATGGTGGTGAATATGCTCACGTTTCCGATCCTAAGGAATTACGTTATGTAATTGGTGATAACGTCTTCTTAAATCCAGAAACTAACCGTTTCCAAGAAGTTCCTTCTAACATTAGTCACTCTCCTATCATTGGATGGGCATTTGATGGTAATCCCATCTATGGTCCTTATGGATACATTGATCCTACTGATCAGAACAGTGGTATGAGAAGAATGCGTTCTTCTTACACTTTAAAGACAGAAATTGTAGAAGATATAGATACAAACCCAGATCCTGCTCGTATTGATGGTCCTGCACTGGAAACATACCCACCAGGATACTTTGTAAACGATTATAAGTACACATTCCAACAAGGTGACCTAGATGCTTATAATGGACGTTTCTGTAAGACTCCAGACTATCCTGCAGGTACATATGCATACTTTATAACCATTGATGAGTCAGATGCAGGTTTACCAGTCTTCCCATACATCATTGGTCCTAGTTTTAACTCAGTTGTTGATACATGGAACTTATCACAAACTGCAACACAAGAAAACATCCCTCAAGACGTTGCAAGATTCAGAGATCCATATGTAAACGTTGATATTGATATTGAGCGTCAACCAAACCAACAGGCAGACTCATTTGTGACTGAAAGAGAAGGTGATCTTCTTATCTTCGAAATTGAGGACTTAGATGGTGATGCAATCATATCTCCTGCTGAAATTGCAACGTTGCAAGCAATAACAGAAGAAGCAGCACTACAGATCTATGATTACTTCCCTAGAGTATCAGCAGAGTCAAGAGTTGATATTGAGGTTGATACAACCACTAAATTCGAGTCTGCACAGATTGATGGATTCGTTGTTGAGAACGCAGGTATTTCTTATCAGGTTGATGACACTTTATTCTTCGATAACACAGGTACAGACGGGTTCGGAGCTTCTGCCATTATTGAGTCGGTCCAGGGCCGAGACATTGCTGCATATACAAAGGAAGTCATTAATGACATCCCATACGGTAAAATCACCACTGCTACAGACCATGAACTTATCGCACAAGACGAAATTATTGTTAACAGTCGAGTTATTACTGATAATACTAACAAGCGTTACTATATGTCAGTTGTTACTGGTATTGAGACTATTACAGTAACACAATCGGGTATTGGTTACAATACACAGATTCCACCGTCTTATGAGATCATTACCTCTTCTGGACAAGACGTTAACTTTAATATTGTTCTAGATGAGACAACTGGTAAGGTTGGAAGCGTTAATATCGTTAATAGTGGTTTTGGATACGATGTAGACGCTCCTCCACAGATTAGAGTCTCTCATCCACAACAATACAAGAAAACTTACTATTGGTTATCTGAATATTACGAAGATACCGATAAAATCCAAATATTCGATTCTCAGATAACCACAGACCGTTATATCTACATTTGTGGTGAATTAACTCAAGTTAATGGTGATTCTTCTGCATTCCTTGCTAAATTTACTGATTTGGGTGTTTTAGTTTGGGATAGAACACTTTTACCTTCTGCATCCAATAAAGTTGCTCGTTGGAAGTCAATGTACCTTGATGAGACTTCTGAAGAGAATGAATTGATCTATATTATCGGTGAAACCGAATCTCAGTCAACTGCGACTTATAATCCCGATATTTTAGTTGCTAAGTACGAATCTGGGTTTAATAATGCAAATGCACCTGAAGGTATTGTCAGATGGCAAAAAGAGATCGCAGGTGTCTCTGGATCTGCTAGAAGAGACTATGCAGGTGATATTCACCTAGATGATGAGCAAAGAGTCTATATTTGCGGTTGGACTGATACTAACTCTCCAGATCCTAACGATATCTGGGTTATGCAACTTAATAACCTAGGTGACGTTGTAGAGAAGCGTAAATTTGCTTCTGATGACGAAGGTGAGTCAATGAACCAACTTAAGTTCATTGGAAACAATAAAATGCTTTGGACTGGTGTTGATGCTGATAATAATGACTTATTATTCGGTGAAATGGAGTACGATGGTGCAAACATCGAACTTAACTATACTAAGAGACTTGCTATAGCAGGTGGTAGTGTACAGAGACCACAGTTCATTCTTGATGAGTGGAACGATCTATTCTTCATATGTGATATGTGGAATGGAACTAAGAATTATGGTATAGCATTCTTTAAGATACCTATTGATCAACTTTCTACCAATCCTGCAGCAGGTCCAACATACGAGTTTTCTAAGATTATTGCTCCTAGTGGCAATTTCGAAGCAGTTAAACATGCAGGTATCAATTTAGATGTCTTTGGTAATGTAAGTGTCGTTGCTGATCTGAAATATTGGGATAATGATCGTCAGATCGTTGCAATGAACTTTAAGTATGATGGAAGTCTTCTTAAGAGTACTAATATCGAAGATACTGATGATATTGGTATGTCAGCATGGAGTCACCAAGTAGATAACTCTGGTGATGTTATTATTCCATGTAATAAGCAACTTCCAGTACAGACATATGTTGCTCGTTTTGAGAATGAGAATGATTTAGATGAAGATAGCACAAAACAAGCACTTGTAACTACAAGTTTCTCAAATGCTGCATATGCTATTCATAATACCTCAGAATTTAAGTTTGGTGCAGGTGCTCTGAAGTTCTCTGGTGGTCCTGCTTATATGAAGGCAGCAGGAGCTGGAATAACAACTAATTGGACTGTATCTTCATGGTCTTACATGGAACCATCTCATGCTTCGAACAATCCGAAGGTTGAGATGTTTACTATTGATGATGCAACTGGCAATAGTCTTGTTGTTACTGTTGATGGTAATGCTTCTAGTCCTAATCTAGGTAAGATTGAGATGACCATTGCACCTCAGGGTGGTGGTGGATCTACTACTGCATCAGTTGGTAGTACATATTGGACTGCGATGGGGTCATCTTCATTCCATCATTGGGCAATAGTTAAGGAAGAACCAACCTTAGGTTCATATAAGTATTCTGTTTACTTTGATGGTGCACAGGTTTGTACTGCAACTGTAGTAACAAATATTGGTCTTAATGATGTATATGTTGGTGCTAATAAGACAACACCTGCTACAGGTAACTGCTTATTGGGTACTATTGATGATTTTGTTATTGATCCTAATTCAGTATGGAGTGGAACATTTACTCTTCCTACTGAACGTTATAGAATCACTTCTACTGACTCTAGAGTTAACATTATTAAGTTTGATCGTCAGCATGATAAGAGAGGTGACTATAGTGCATTCTCTGAAACTACTCATACTAAAGCACTTAAGTTTACAGAAACATCAGGGGTTAACATTAATACTTTAAGTAATCCTGTTGTAACAGTATGGACTCAAGGTTCATCTGGTTTACAGATTCTTGACTACTCTGATGTTATATCACAACTTGCACCAGGTAGTTACAACTTTACAAGTGCTAGTCATACATTTGCATCTAAGACTTCTACAATACCTTCACCACTTGGTAGAAAAGTTAAGGTAACTGCAGTTCCTATGGCGAAGTTCTACGTCAGAGATGCAGGATTCCAGAAGATTGACTTAGTTAAGGAATTTACATTTAACCAAGATATTAAATTTACTAAAGGAACAATTCTACAGCAGACAAATGAGAATGGTATTGTTCAGGGATTTGGTACTATTGTTGAGGTTCCAACTGGTACAATAGACACACCTGGTGTTGGTAATAAGTATAAGGTTGGTAAGATATATGGTACATTTAGTAATGATACTACTGATCTATATCAAAATGATATTGGTGAGGAGAATACTATTGATGATGTTGTATTCGAACAAGCAAGAACACAAGATCAGTGGGTAACAAGTAAAGCATATACAGTTGATACACAGGTTTACAACGCAGGTAAGATATACAAAGCAACTAACAATGCTACATCTGGTGTTACTGCACCTACTCATGAGATTGGTATAGTAACCGATGGTGGTGTTTTATGGCAGTTTATTAGTGTTGCTGGTCCTATAGAAGTTGATCTAATAGAACATGCTTGGCCAAAACCAACTATACCTTTATGGAGTCCTAGTAAGTCATTCTCATTAAATGATGAAGTCTACTGGGGAAGACAGAGATATAAGTGTACTACTGCAGGTGTTTCTAGTACTGTTGCACCTACACATACTTCTGGTACTGCAACTGATGGTACTGTAGTTTGGACATGGGAGCAACAGTATGATGCATTATCACAATATGCTAGGTTCAGACCTTATGATCCTGGTGATTATAGAGTTAAGATTCTTGAGGTATATCCTGGATCTGATTTCATAGTTGGTGATGTAATTTCGCTTGGTGGTAGTGTAACGGCAGGGCCAAAGACAGATTTTCCTAAAATTGGTCAAATTAATGGCGTAACTACAGTTAAGAAAATAGAATTAGTAGTTACTCTTAATAAGGATATTATTCGCACAGGAGAGACTAGGACTGATCTTATATACTGTAATGCTCTTAGTGCACATAGATTTAGTGCAGGAGATATCCTCTTTGTTGAGGGATTCCAGGGCACACAGTTTGATGGATCATTCTTCGTAGAAGAAGTCTTCTCATCAAGAGACTTTACTTATAGAATGAGGGCAACTGCTTTATCTGATCCTTTATTTGATAATTCTGCTATTGCTAGTGTTAAGATATCATCTAAGCACCCAACTCTAATGTTGGTAAGAAACCACTCTTATATCTTTGATATGAGTGATGCTTCTAACCGAGACTACTACTTATCATTCTCTCAAGATAACCAGTTTAAACTAGAATACTCATTTAACGTTATCGAACGTGAAGGAATTCCTGGTGAATCTTCTGCTACTGAAGTTCCTATAGTTAAGTTTACAGTTGGTGGTGAAGTAACTAACATCACATACTACTTTGATCCTAGTAGAACACTATCTACTAACTCTCCAGTTGGTTCTGAGTCCTTTATTGATGTTATTAAGACTCCTTATGATGGTACATTTAATATTGCTGCGATTATTAGTGATACTGAGTTCAGATTCCCATTAGAGCATGAACCAGAATTTAATACTGCAATGATTGGATTGGATGATCAGGATAAACCTAATTCATACTATTCCACAACTTCTAAGAAAGCGATTGGACCTATTAACACAATTAAGTTGATCTCTCCAGGTGGATTCTATAAGAAACTACCAATTATTTCAGAGGTTGCATCTGATCGTAAGATTGAGAAGATAAGAATTACTAACGGTGGTACTGAATATGCACCTGGCGTATATACACAGGTTCCTATTATAGGTGATGGTGAAGGTGGTCTAGCTAACATCACAGTTACTATTGATGCTGAGACTGATTCAGGAACAATCAGTGATGTTGCTCTTATTGATCCTGGTTCTGGATACACAACTGGTGTTATCGATGTAGATGGTATACCAGGAATTCTTGGACCTACACTTTCTGGTTCTGGTGCAGAATTAACTGTTGTTATACCTGCTGAAGGTACAGGTGCTTCTATATTCTTAACTGGTACACAGATTGGTAAGATTAAAACTCTTAAGAACAATGAATTTGGTTATGGTTACTCTCATGACTATACTCTACGTCCTGAGATTGCATTCCCAGTTAACTTACAACTCTTTAATACCTCAATACTATCACAGATCAAGATAACCAATCCAGGTGCTGGCTATACATCTGCTCCTGTTGTTGTAATCGAAGGTGGTGGTGGAACTGGTGCTAATGCTGAGGCAGTTGTTAAAAACAATAGACTGTCTGAGATCATCGTTAAGGATCCAGGTGCAGGATATAGTTCAGAACCAGTTGTTACTCTAAAATCAGAATTTACATACGTTGTTAACTTAGACCTTAACTATCTACAGTTTAACTTCCCACATGGTATTACAACTGGTGCTGCTGTACAGTTCCGTGCAGAAGATATTGGTACTACAGTTGGTGAACTACCAAAACCAAGTTCAGTTGGTTTGACTTCATTGTCATCTACACAGACTTACTATGCTATTGCAGGTGATGCTAACTCACTAGAATCTGATCAACTTAGATTTGCGTTAACACCTGCTGATGCTGATTCTGGTAACTTTATTACCTTCTTAACACAAGGTGATGGAAGACAGGTTCTTCTTACTGAGGTATTCGGTGGTCAAGCAACTGCTGTTGTAGAAACCTCAAGATTCTTAGAATCTGAAGAAGTATTCCAAGGTGAATCTTATGAATTAGCAAATGCCTTCGGTACTGTTTCTATTAATGACGGTTGGCAGATTGGTCCTAAAATTCTTAAGATTGTTAATCCAAGTGGTGAATTTGTTGTAGGTGGTAAAGTACAAGGTGTTATATCTCGTGCATCTGGTATTATTGACAATGTTAACATTGCAAGAGGTATTCTTAATATTGATGCTCTTACAAGAACATCTGGTAGATTTATTGATGACGTTGGTAAACCTTCTGAGATCGTACAAAAGATTCAGGACTCTTACTTCTATCAGAACTTCTCATATGTTATTAAGTCACAAATTCCAATTAACCGTTGGAAGAAGCAGGTATTAGAGAATAATCACCCTGCAGGATTTAATATGTTCGGTCAGTTAGAACTGACTGGTGGTAAGGACGTTTCTGGACGTAAGATTGGTACTGAGTTTACAAAACAGGTTAATATTAACGAATATACCAATGTTAACCAAATTACATCATTTGGTGCTGCTCAACCAATATATTCTACATTTAACAACTCTGAAGTTCTATTCAGAAAGAAAAGACTAACAAACTCTGAGGAAATCTTAACATCTATCGTTAAGAAGTTAGATAACATCTCAGATCAGTTTGATGGTTCTACTAAAGGATTCCCACTTAGTGTAGAAGGTGAACAGGTAATAATTAAAGAAAATCAGATGTTGGTCACCTTAAACGGTGTTATCCAGTCACCTGGTACTGCATATCAAATTGTTGGTAATCAGATCGTATTTGCTGAACCACCAAGACCAGATTCTAAGGTTGTTTACAGAAACGTAGAAATACAGATATTACAGATTACTAGACTTAATCTAAACACTATTGGTGGTATTTTCCCACAAATCGGTGATTTTGTTTCTGGATTCACTTCTAATGCCAATTCTAGAGTTGTTGCTACTGGTGCAGCAAGTATTGATGTTATTGACATCACATCTGGTCCTTATCAACTCAATGAAAGAATTGACATTTCTAGAACTGGATTTAGTGCTTTAATTGGTTCCATTGATGTTTTAAGTCAAGAAACTATCTTTGAGTTCGAAGAAGTCGTTACTAAGGTTGCTTTAAGTGGAGAAACCGCTAAAGTCGAAGAAACTAACTTAGACCTTGATGGTAATACTGATTCCTTCTTAGTTCTTTCTAAGACTTCTGGTACTGCCGAATATGAGACTGGTGCTTATGCTATTTTCTTAAATGACTTTATATACTCTTCAGCATCAAATATTGCTGCTAAAGTAGTTGGAATTTCTCCATATAGAGACCCTATCACTTCTATCAACCTTGCAACTGCAGTAGCCTTCGAAGAAGGAGATCAACTAACTGGTGGTATTTCAGGTGCTCTTGCTGAAGTTGTTAGAGTAGATGCTGAAGCACAACCACCTGTATTGTACTTTGTAGCTAAATCTGTTGCTACTTTTGTTGATGGTGAAACAATTACTGCTGGATCGTTAAATGCTACTGTTTCAGGTGATATTAAGTTAGGTGACGTTGTAGATACTCTTATCATTAACAAAGGTTCTACATTCTTCGGATTAGTATTTGAGAGACTTATATCTCTATCTAACCAGAATATTATTCTTGATAATATCTCTGAGACAACTATTACTCCTACTACATTAACTGACGCTGCAGATCGTATTAACGCTGACTTCCTTGATTATGAGTCAGTACGTTCTACTGAGATCGAATATAACAACTTATCTGGTGGTACAATCACTAATAATGATAAGATTCGTTCTATCAATGTTAGTTACGGTAATGCTGAAACTGACGCTATTAACAGATATAAAGATGCTGCTAGAAGCATTAGAAATAATAGACAAGAAATTATCGATTTTGCAACCTCTCAGATTGCAATCGACTATCCTGATTTCTACTACACTGGAGAAACAGAAACTACTCAGTATGGTAGATTTAAAGATGGATATCGTTTAATACAAAAAAATAGCGAATGGATTATTGCTAAGGCATATCAGGACATGATTGTTCAGTATCCTAGTTCTACAATTCCTAGTGCTACTAAATGTAAGAGAGATATGAGATATCTCATCGATGCTCTCTCAAGAGATACAGGATGGGGTGGTACAGTTTATACTCGTAAGTTCTTACAAAAGTACTTCCCTGATGGCACATCATTAGCATATCTTCTTGGTGAAGAAACTGAAACTGTTTGGGGATTCCAGAGATGTGTAGATTATATGCAGGATGCTATTCAGAACACTTTAAGTGGATCTGAAACTATTGATGCTGTCGTTTATACAAAATACAATGAGCAATCTAGTGGACCTAATAACAATAGTGGTATTACTGCTGACCCTAATCCTGGCGGTAATTATGGATCAGCAGGTACCAATACTACTAACAACGGTGCTGACAATTGTACTGACGTTCAGGCTGCTCTTACAACTCTTTGGACCAATGTTAAGGAAGTCCTCGAAGCAGCATCACTAAGTGATCTTATTGATCTTTCTACACCTGATGCAGGTTATACTCCTAAAGAGATCAAGTGTAATAGAGATACAGGATACTTTATTGATGCTATTGCAGATGACTTAGAAGGTGATGGTAATTATGCAATCGTAACCTTTACTAAGAAGTTCTTTGACTCAAATGGAATTCCAATTAACAATGGTCTTCCAGAAACAGAAGAAGCGATAACTGCATTTAATAAAGCAAAAGAATTATGTAAGAGAGCAATGAGAAACTTGCTCTACAGTCAGTCTCTTAGTGAAACTGGTTATAACCTTAATGATCCTACAACATACTCTGCTCCATATCTAGAGAGTTCTAGCGTTGCACATTACTATGATCCAGATTATGCTTCAGGATCTAACCAGAATGAAACAAACTGTGCAAACGTAGCATCTTCTATTGATACTTTAGCAAATCTTGCTACTACTGCATTTAGTGGTGATCAGTTCACTCCTTCAGGTGCAACTTATAATGCCACAACTGGTGACATGGTTCTTACCATTGGATCACATACTTTAACAACATCTGACACTGTAAGAATTGATCCTTATGGATTAACATTTACTTGTGGTATGGATGGTAATACTGCTCAAAAGACATACCCACGTCCTACTGACCCATGGTATGAAAAGCAGATTGCTATTACTGCTGTTGGTGGTGGAAATACAACAATTACAATTAACGTTGGTACAACTCCTCTCGTTAACCATGATGTTACTGCTGCAAATTACAATATAACTTCTGGTGATTTGCAATTAACTATCGGTGCACACACTTTAGAAGTTGGTACAAGTATTAAACTTGCCACAGAATCATTAAGATTCCAGTGTGCTTACAACGGTGGTGGTGAAGGATTATATCCTCGTGCTAATGGTGCTAACACATCTAGTGGTGCTGACTATGCGTATGACACTGCACTTCCTATCATTTCTAAAACAGGAACCACAATCACAGTTAATGTGAACGGTGGACAGGGTGCTATCTCTAATACTGATGCTCATACATTTGTATCTGCAACTGCAGGTGCTGTAATTTCTGGTGGTAACTACACACATACATTTGTATCTGCTATTGCTAATTCCGTTAAGGCAGGTGGTAACCTTGATAATATCAATGCACTCTCAGTTATCTCAGATGGTACTTATCAAGAGAATGAGAACATTCGTGTTTATAAGTTTGCTTATAAGAATAGAGGTGGTACTGGATTCTTCGTTCCTGGTGACACAATTACAGGATCATCTACTGGTGCATCATTCCCACTTAAGGGTGCAAACTCTGGTTTAAGATGGTTGTATGCTCAAACTGTTACTGGTATCTTTAAACTTAAAGAGTATGTCACCAATAGTAAGATTACTAATCATCCTGGTGGATCTAACGTTAATATAACTCCTACAGGAGCAACATATGATCCTGACACTGGACAGTTAACTCTTACTCTTAATAACCATGGTTATTCTGTAGGTAATAAAGTATCGTTTGCTCTTAATGCATTAACCTTTAGTTGTACAATGGATGGTAATGCAACCAACCATACATATCCTCGTGCTGATGATCCAGTTGGACAAGGACAACAACTTCAGATTTTAAAAACTACAACTAATACATTTACAGTTAATGTTGGTGCTACTCCTAAGACATACTTACAAGTAACTGGTGCAGATTATGATCCAATCACAGGTTCTACTGTTCTTAATGTTGGTAACCATAATCTTAATGTTGGTGACAGTATTAGATTAAAACCAAATTCATTGATCTTTACTTGTACTCAAGATAGTGATGCTACAGAGCACTCTTATCCTAGAGTTGCAGGTTCAGGTAACCCTTCAGGTGGACAAGACCCTGTATACAATACTAAGATTAATGTAGACTCTATTGGTGTACAAGCAACATTTACTTCATCTGATGCAGTTTATGAACCTTCTAACGGTACTCTTAAACTTAGTGTTGTTAACCATGGAATGCAGACTGGTAACAGAATCAAGATTGCTACCGATTCATTAACATTCAGTTGCACTAAAGATGGTAATGGTAGTAATCACACATATCCAAGAAGCACTGATCCAGTCGATAATCAGTGGTTAGATGTTACTGTAATCGATGATAATAATATTGGTGTTCAGGTTGGTGAATCTCCTGCAGATGAGCAATATGTTCACACATATGTAACTTCTGGTTCTAACAACATTACTAGACAAGATGGAACTATTACTATTAACGTATTAAGTTCTGCTCCTGCTTCTAATAGTACTCCACATACATTTGTAAGAGCAATCGCAGATGCTGTAGAAGTTGGTGGTAGTTATGCACATACATTCCAGAGTGCAGTTACTAATGCTACTACCATATATCCTGCTTCAGCAAGACTAACAGCTATAGAAAAACGTAGTGGAACGAAGTCCCTGAAACTTGATTCAGGAGCATACCTCTCATATGCATTATCCACTATACCTGCATTTGGCACATCAGACTTTACCATTGAGATGTGGGTACGTCCTACAACTGCAATGAACACTACTAAGTACCTACTTGATATGCGTACAAGTGGTGCTTCAGAAGTTAATTCTCCAAGTCTTTACTTTGATTCAGGTAACCTGAAGTATAAGATTAATGGTTCTGATGTGATTAGTGGTGCTCATGGTATGAGTGCTAATACATGGTATCACATTGCCATGACTAGAACCAGTCAAATACTCAAACTTTGGGTTAATGGTTCACAAGTTGGTACTGATTACACAGACACTAATACTTACCGTGAACGTAAGATGACTATTGGTGCTGAGTGGAACGGTGGTAACAACTATGTTGGATATATTGATAACGTTGTATTCTATGGTGGAGAGTCTAAGTATACTTCATCCTTTACACCTTCTACTCTATTCCCAACATCTACAACTGGTATTACCTTCTCAATGAGTAATGAGTTGCCTATCATTATGAGTAATAATGAAGCATATGCAACTCTAACTGGTACTACTAATTCTGCTTCTCAGGCAACTAAAGTTGATTATGATACTCGTGAAGTTATTGTTGAGGAAGTTGATATATCAAGAGATGCTTTCCGTCAAGCAGCAGATATTTTAGAACTTAACAGAGCATGGATTGCTGAAACTGCAGTCTGGAAGATGAAGGCAAAATTCCCTGATTTGGTGATGCCTGGTGATACTGCTGATGGAGTTGGTCCTCAACAGGGTACAAGTTTCTGTTTGAGAGATACTAAAGAATTCATTCTTAAAGGTGTTATCGAAGATTTACGTTATGGTGGTAACTATAACAGTACACTTGCTGCTAGAAACTACTTAACTGCATACGAAGGATTAGAGCATATCGCTAATGAGATTCTTCAGTCAATTTACACCTATAGAGAATTAGCACCAATTTGTAATTATGTAATTACAACTACAAGTTCAGACTTGCAAACTTATGGTGGTACTAAGTATACTGATGTTCTTAGAATACCTAACAACTTCTCATCTCCTGCTTCACAAGAGATTCAGGATGCTATCACTAAATTATGTGATGATATTGGAGATGTTCTTGGACCTACAGGTCAGAGATTTAGAGATGCAGGTGATCTAATCTGGCAGAACCGTGATGCAATTGCTGCTGAAGCTGTTGGTTGGTTAGAAGCAACCTACCAAGCAAATATTAATAGTACAACTTATGACTTCTATCAAAACCCTAACGCTAATCCTAATAAGTGCACTTTCGAAATCAAGACTTATATTCTTCCTGCTATTATTGCTGACTTGGTTACAGGTGGAACTAATGCTATCCAGTACAACACCAGTAAGTTCCTCAACGCTAATAACGAACTTTATTCGGTTGACAATGAACTAAGTGCTGTATTAGATGTATATGAATATGTAAGAATGTTATGTAAGAAGTGTATCAACAACACTCTCTTACCTCAAGGTCAAACTGCTGCAGGTCTTGGAGAATCTATTCCAACTGTATATCAGGATGACTACTATCCAATGCAGTACACAGACCTTACAGTTTATAGAGATCCAACAATCACTATTGACCCAGAGGGTTATAATCCTGATGCTTATGATTCTAATAACAGAGTATTAGATGCTGCTCACTTGATTGAGAAGAACGCTAATGTAATTGCTTGGGAAGCAGTTCATACAATGAACGATCTTTCTAAGTTCCTTAACTTCACTGTTCCTGATGGTGCTCAGAATTGTGTAGATGATGTTCTTGATATATTAAAGGCTGTTGCACATGACCTTAGAAAGGGTGGTAACAGTAAGACATATGAAGCTGCTAAACTATATCTTGATTCTGAGACTGATAATCTTATTCAGTTAAATGGTCGTCAGCATACACACCAATTCGTTAGAGCATCTCTAAATGCTATCGAAGCAGGTGGTAACTATGGACATACATTTGTAACTGCTGCAACTAATGCTGTTACTGATAATGGTGGTGGACAACATACTCCACAAAACGTAGTTTATCAACCTTCTACAGGTAACTTAATTCTAACAATTCCAAGTCACGGATTAACCTCTGCTAATACTATTGAGATTGCAGAAGATGGTTTAACCTTCACTTGTGAAATGAACCAGAATGAAGATAATCATACTTATCCTCGTAAAGGTGATCCTGCATATGGTAAGACTCTTGCAATTACTGCATATACATTATCAACAATTACAGTTAATGTTGGTACAACTCCTTTAGTTTACTACAACGTATCTGCTGCTGATTACAACCCTGTATCAGGTGCATTACAAATGACTATTGGTGCACACCAATTAGTTACTGGACAGAGTTTCAGATTTAAGAAAGAAGCATTAACATTTACATGTGATAGAGATGATTATATAACTGAGCATTCATATCCTCGTGATACCGATCCTGTTTATAATACATCTGTAGAAATTACTGAGGTATCACAAACATCTCATACACCAACAGGTGCTACTTATGATCCTAATACAGGTGTTGTAGCATTTACATTAAGTGGTCATCCGTTTACTGGTGAGTCACAAGATACTGTAGAAACTGCTACTTATAATCCAGAGACAGGTATTATGACATTGACCTGCACTAACCATGGATTTAGTGTTGGTGATAGTGTAAAGATTGCTGATAACTCATTAACATTTACATGTATGTTAGACAACAACGTATCTGATCATACATATCCTCGTTCTACTGACCCTGCCTCAAATTCATGGTTACCTATTCTTAACGTAACTAATAATACTTTTGATGTTCAGGTTCTAGCAGAGATTCCTTCTACTAACGTAACTGCACATACATTTAAGTCTGCAACTTCTAATGGTATTACGAAGGCAAATGATTATGTAATGATAACTGAAAATGCTCTTTCATTACAGTGTAATTCACAGACTAAGCAATATCCAAGACCTCAAGATCCTGCATACAAAGCATGGTTACCTGTAACTTATGTTGATGCTAATACTTTCAGTGTTCAGGTATTAACAACTGTTCCTTCTACTAATACTTCTGCTCATTCATTTGTATCATTTACCACAGATGGACTTAAGAGACAGACTGGTCAAATTACATGTAATGTTGGAGTTGCTCCTGGTGAAGATGAAGCAGGTATTAGTGTTCTTAAGATTGCAACTGAAATTGCAATTATGACTATCCGTAATGGATTTGGTCGTGAGAACCTTTACATCTATAACCCAGATGCAGATACAGGAGATGACGATGGTATAACTGGTGGCGGTAGTGAGTCCTTTGACAACGTTGACGTTTCTACTTACGAACGTAATGCTGTTAAAGATAGATTCATTAACGCTGCTGATGTAATCGAAAGAAATATCCGTGTTATTGCTGAAGAAACTATTGCTGCTGCTAAAGTACAATATCCTTCACTTAATATTCCTGGTGGAAATATCAACTGTGTACATGACTTAAGTGACTTCCTTGACGCTATGGTTTGGAACCTACGTCATGGTGGTAATAACAAGATTATTCGTGCTGCTGAATACTATGTTAATGAAGGTCTAACTCATGCTACTGAAGCAATCTGGATATGTAACTATGCAAGAGATCTAGCGATTCAGGTAATGAGAAATGAATCTCTAGCACTTAACTATGGTGCTGATCCTTCATTCGATACTGCTATTGATATTGTTGATGTTGCATCTACAACTCATACTGCAACTAATGCTGCTTATGATGCAGGTACAGGTCTATTAACTCTAACAGTTTCAGGACATGGATTTGGTGTAGGAGACAAGATTAACGTTGCTGATAATTCATTGACATTAACTTGCTCAATGGATAATTTCTACAGTAACCACACATATCCAAGATCAACTGATCCTGTAAGTGGACAATGGTTACCTATCATTTCTAAGACTAATGATACATTTACAGTTAATGTTGGTACTTCTAAGATTAAGAAGTTTACTCCTACTAACGTAGTTTACGAACCTAATACTGGTAACTTAATCTTAACTATCGGTAACCATACATTAAGTCAAGGAACTAATATTAAGATTGCTGATAATTCTCTATCCTTTACTTGTGTGATGGATGGAAATAACTCAACTAAAACTTACCCAAGAACAACTGATCCTGTTAGTGGTGAACCAGTTCAGATTATCGGTACTACTGAGACTACAATCACAGTTAATGTTGGTGCATCTGTTATTAAGAATTATGATGTACACAATGCAGTCTTTACACCTAATACTGGTAACATCGTTCTATCAATTGGTGCTCATGAATTTAGAACTGGAGAGAGCATTAAGATAGCAACAAGTTCTTTAGTCTTTAAGTGTGACGAAGATAGTCAAGCAACAAATCACGTTTATCCTCGTGCTTCAGCACCTAATGGTCCTGACCCTGCATGGAATACAGCAATTAATATTGATGCTGTTGGACATACAACACATACACCAACAAGTGCTGCATACAACTCATCTACTGGTGTAATGACACTAACCATGAACAACCATGGTTTAGCGGGTCATACAACACATACTATCGAAAGTGCAACCTACACACCTGCTGATGGTAAGATGGTTGTTACTATCACTAATCATGGTTTTGCGAATAACGATAGAATTAAGATTGCTGCTAACTCAATTTCATTCACATGTGGATTAGATGGTAACAGTGCTGTTAAATCATATCCTAGACAGTATGGTTCTGCTGCTCCTGGTGGATCTGATTATCCATTCGATAAGTGGCTACAAGTTACTAACGTAACTAACGATACATTCGAAGTTAATGTTGGTATATCTTCTGATACTACAACTCATAATTTTGTAACTGCTTCTCCTAATGGAGTAACTTATGCAGGTGACATGGTTAAGATTGCTCCTAATGCAGTTACATTTAGATGTAATAAAGATGGTAATTCTAGCGATCACTCATATCCAAGAACAACTGACCCAGTATATGATGAGTGGTTACCAGTAACATTCGTTGATAACAATAACTTCAGTATACAAGTTGGTATCTCTGGTCCTAATGATCAGTACACACATCAATTCCAATCATTCGCTGCTAATGGTCTTCATAAGCAAGATGGAACAATTACATTAGATGTAAATGATGGATCTGGTGCTATCTCTAACCTCACAACTCATTACTTCCAGTATGCAGTTTCTGGTGCTGTAATTAGTGGTGGTAATTATCAGCATACCTTTAAATCTGCAACTGCAGGTGCTATCCACACTGGTGGTGATTACACTCATCAGTTTGTATCAGCTACAACCAATGGTATTACAAGACAGAATCCTTCAGGTGTAGTTACATTACAAGTTGGTGCTTCTGGTCCTAACGATCAGTACACTCACGCATTTGTAAGTGCTCAAACTGGTGCTCTAATCACTGGTGGTAATTATCAGCATCAATTTGTAAGTGCTCTACCTGGTGCAGTAATGACTGGTGGTGCATACGATCATACATTTGTAAGTGCTGCAACTAACTGTGTCAATGTTGGTGGTGGATCTACTGAGTTGACACCTAATGGAGCAACATATGATGGTACTACTGGTGAATTAATTCTTACCTTTGCTTCTGCTCACAACTTAACTAATTCCAACACAATCACGATTGATGATAATGGATTAAACTTCACTTGTGATTTTGATGGTAACTCCACAGTTCATGGATATCCAAGATCTACTGATTATGCATCTGGTCAAACATTATCCATAACTGCATACACATCAACCTCAATAACTGTTAACGTAACCTCAACACCGTTTGTAGACTTTAATGTTTCTAACGCAACATATGATGCAGGTACTGGACACTTAGTATTAGATATTGGATCAAACACACTAGAAGGACCAAGTGCAGCGAAGACAGTTACTGGTGCTGCATATGATCCAAATACAGGTGTAATGACCTTAACTATTAATGGTCATGGATGGAACAATGGAGACAAAGTTAACATTGCTGATAATTCATTAACCTTCACATGTACACAAGGTTCAGGTAATCATTCTTATCCAAGATCAAGTGACCCTGCAAGTGGAAACTGGTTGACTATTTCTAACGTAGGAACAAATACATTTGATGTACAAGTTCTAGAAAATATTCCTTCTACTAACACTACAACTCATTCATTTGTATCTGCAACTTCTGGTGGTGTTGTTAGAGCAGGTGCAAACGTTAAGATCAGAACTGATTCATTAACATTCACTTGTGCACAAGATGATTACACAACTAATCATACATATCCTCGTGCTAAGGATCCTGCGTTCGATAGACCAATGCCTATCGTTGCTAAGTCAGGTAACACAATTACTGTTGATGTTGGTCAATCACCAATCGTTACTTACACACCAACTAATGCTACTTACGATGCTGCAACTGGATACCTAGCATTAACAATTGGTTCACATGATCTATTCACTGGAACATCTGTTAAATTAGCACCTAACTCTTTGACATTCACATGCTCAAGAGATGGTAATACTGCACAGAAGACATATCCTAGAAGTGGACACAAGTATAAGCAATCATTCTACAATGATCTTGACTTTAAACCATATAATGCAAGTAACTATGTAATTACTGCTGACACTAATACTCCATTGTGTGCTGATGTAGCATCTGCTATCACAACTTCGATGGCAATCTACACTACTGCGATTAACACACCTGCAACTCTAACTGATGGTACGATTACCAAATCTCTACCAATGATTTGGCCAGTTAAGTACGCTCCTGAAATGGCAGAACGTGATGTATCAATCACATTCCATACTGATGGTGCTGATGCAGGAGATTGGAATACAACATGTCCAACTGCTGCAGCAAATATAGAATCTTTGATGCAAATCATCATTGACACAATCTATCTTGCTAAAGGTGGTGGTGGAAGTCACTTGGATGCTATCGAGAAGATTCCACCATTCAGATTTAACCAAAACTATCAGACATTTACTTGTTATAATGTAACGTCTGCAACTGATACATTATTCGATGTATTACTCAATACACTTGGTGGTGGATCTAAGTCTGATAAGAAGTGTGCAAGACATCTTCTCTTTAATAAGCACGCAATTGTTAACAAGGCATACGATAGAACTGTTAACCAATATCCTGGTACTGGTGCAGACAAGCAATTTGCTGATGATATGATTCATGCATTATTGTATGACCTGAATACAGGTGGTAACCAAGGTATGCTTAAGTTGGTTAACACTTGGTTTGATGGTGAAGGTAACTTTATCGCATTCCCAACTGTTGTTAGACAGCACTTACTATTCTACACAACTAGAATTCGTGAGTATGTAAAACGTACATTGTATGATCAGAATAATACTTCTCAGTGGTCTGGATATGATATCTACAAAGATACTACAAACAGTGCTGCTATCACTGATAGATTTGAGTACGATTGGGAAAGTTCTGAGTTTAGAATTGATAGTTCTCTAAACCTTGCATATCATGGTTTAAACAGATCTCAACCTCCTTCTAACAACTTAGTTAATTATATCAATAGTACTGATGTTACTAACTTACAAAATCTATATGATGAAGGTGAAGATTATAACACTGATCCAGAATTAATTCTATTAACTCCAACTATCGAAGTTGGATTCGAAAGAAGAGAAAGTGTTGTAAGGATTACACGTCCTAACTTCTTCTTCCGTGGTGATATTGTTGCTTATGTTCCTGCATCTGGTCAGATCGAACAAAGTTTACAGGATCAGACATACTACTATGTTCTTAACGCAACTGCAGATTGGTTCGAAATTGCTCGTGAAATTAAGCATGATGCAAGATATAGATTATTCCAGTTAAACAAATCTCTAACTGGTCAGCAAAGATTACAAACAGTTGTACGTTCTGGTATTTCTTTACCTGCTGCACAATATCCAATGCGTGATTTGGATCAACCAATTAGTGCAGGATTTAATGTTGCTGATATTCTAATTGGTGCTACATCTAATGCACTTGCTGAAGTTACCAGAATTAGAAATAACGAAGCAAGTATTGTTAAACTATACTACAAGTTTAATATTGATGCTGCTACTGCTAGATTTACAAATGGTGAGACTGTACAGAAACAAGGTGCAGGTGCTAACAATGCAGTAGTTATTCAGACTTCACCTCTAACAGGTGACCAGAGTGATGAGGGTTACGTTTATGTAGAATCTCTAACTGGAACATTCTCTGATAATGATGTTATCGAAGGTGCAACAAGTGGACAGACTGCTTCTATCAATGGAGCAGGTGTTACTCGCATGTTGATTAATACTGATAGAGGTAACTTTGCTACTGGTGAAAAAGTCTTTAACAAGGCAAATGCTGCTCAAGCAGATATCGTTTCTTATGAAAATTCTGAAGGTGCTCTAGTTGGTAATACTGGTGGACGTATCACAATCGATATCGAATCAATCCAAGAAGACTTTAAAGATGGTGATATAATTTACGGATCTATCACAGATAAGATTCTTGACATTGCAGATATTCGTGCTGATGGTTTCGAACCATTAGAACTTAATCAGTATGTACATGCTGTTTCTACAATAGAATTAGATATTGCTAATGTTGTTCGTGATGGTGGATATAGTGGTGACTTTAACGCAGGTGATTTAGTTTACTTACTACAAGGTACAATTATTAAGGAACCAGGATTCACTGCTGTTGTTACTAAGTACCAAGCACCTGATGCTGAAGCAACTCCTCCAGTACCACATAAGATGTGGATTGCAAACTTACAACCATATGGAACTGACTCCAATGGTGAAATTGTAACTCCTGATTCTAACTGGTTAGTTGGTGGTGGTACTGCACTGGGTAAATTTGA